CCATACGGAGTGTTCTGTATCTTGGCATTGCACTAAGACTGCTAGACACTTTGCTATGCAGGTAGGTTGTGGTGTAACTAACACAAATCAGTATGCACTAGCATACGCTAAGAACTTTACTAAGCGTTCTATAATCGCTTGTGGTGTTGTTTTAGACAACGGAACACTACCGATTACCTATCCAATGCACTTGGGAGAGGAATAATCCGCACCCTAGCAAAGCAAACTTTTTTTACTTTTTTATACCTTTTTGTTTGGTAATATAAATAATTGTTGTATATTTGCATCATTATTAATCAATACTAAACTAAACAATGTCAGAAATCAAAGTAGAAACCGTAAAGAAAGGCGATGTGCTTTTTCAATTAGACAGAAAAATAGAATTATTGAATAAGTTCATTGCTGATGATGAGAAGTCAGAGGTTGAGTGGGCAAACAATAATAACAAGATTCTAAAAGAATGGCATAACGGAAGATTGTCAGCAAGACTTTGCGACCTAGAAAGCCTTGAGTCTTTAAGAAATTTAATTAATAAACTTTAATAAATATTATTATGTCAGTAGAAATTAAAACAGAAACTAAGAAAGAAAGTTTACGCAGACTATTCACAGAGAACGGTCTAGTACAAGAAGATGTGTATAAAGACAAGCGAGGGTTTGTTATTATCACACGAACAGGAATTGACAAGATTATCAGTAACAGAGGAATCAAAGTTTCCTATGAGCCAATCATTATGGAGCGAGAGTGGGTTGTACTTAGATGTGTTGCAGAGATGTCAGAGAATCAACGCAGAGTAGAATCTTTTGGCGAATGTTCTAAAGAAAACACTATGGGTCTTGCAGGTAAGTTTCCTGTGGCTATGGCAGAGAAAAGAGCCAAGTCAAGAGCAGTACTAATGCTTACAGGATTTTATGAGCAAGGAGTTTATGGTCAAGATGAAATGGCTGACTAATGGATTGGATAGATGAAATACTTGCTAGTGAACCTATCAGTAACACGCAGATAGCTGTTATTGAGGGTTTGCTAACAAGCGTTCCTTATGAACAAGATAACATTAGAGATATAGAAAACGGTCTTTTACATTTAACCTATCAAGAAGCATACGAGTTAATCGGTAAGCTAAAAGAAGATTACATACCAAAAGACCCTAGAGAACAATTTGATAAAATCACAAAGAGATGGCAATAAGAAAACACGCAATGACTAAGGAGGGTGCAATACTCTCTATAACTAGAAATCAGATAGGTAAACTTTCTGATGGCAAGAGGCCAATAGGAATATTAAAATCTTTCATAGATATGTATATGAAGGAGGATAATGACAGGATAAAAGAAACCTACAAAGTAGAGTTTGGAATAGAATTAGAAATCGTAGAATATAAATAATTATGACAAAGATAGCAAACAATGAGTTTCACAAATTAGTGAGAATAACAGGAATGACTAAGCGTAGGTTTAGCGAAGTAACAGGTCTGAAAGGAACAAGTATAGACAAATACCTACAAGACCCAACAATGCTTAGGCTTAAACACTTACAGCTACTAGCTGATGCAGAAGAGTTTAAGAACCAAGAGCTTGGAGATGTTGAACTATTAAATATGATTAAGCACGATGACAAGTTATAGAGAAGAAGTTTTAAAAAAAGCTGTTTGTAAGTATTACAACATAACAGACAAAGAACTACACTCTAGGTCTAGGAGGTCTGAGATTGTAGGTGCTAGAAGAATGTTTTACTATATGGCTAGGAAGCATTTTGACCAAACATATAAGTCAATAGGCAGAAAGTTTAATCAAGACCACGCAACAGTAATATTTCACGAAAAGAAATTAGCATCTTTCTTAACATTTGACAAGTCAGAGATAAGAAAGTACATCAAGGTAAGGGATATGGTTTTTGACGAGATTACATATCTTAATATAAAAGATGAAATGGACTCCCTATTAAGAGATAAGATAATTATAGATGATAGGTTATTTGAAATAAAGAATGAATTAACAGCAATTAGTAATCAAAACAATTTTAACTATTATGGAAATTAAAGGAACTTTAGAAGCAAAGTTTGAAACTAAAACTTTCAACAGCGGATTTAGAAAAAGAGAGTTTGTGGTAAACACAGGAGGCGAATACCCTCAGTCAATCAAGATGGAGGTCGTTAAAGACAACATAGAAAAGATTGACAGTATGGAGGTAGGAACTGAGGTCACTTGCAAGATTGACATCAGAGGTCGCCTGTATGAAGGAAACTACTATAACAACATATTAGCTTGGGCAATCAATGTCGGTGGTGCAAAGACAGAGAAGGCTGATACTGTTAAAGAAGAATCAGACTTACCCTTTTAACTTAAGGGAACTGATAAGAATATTTGATTGTGAAATCGAACACTAAAAGAAAGTATGTGTCGAGGGTGGATAAGCTATTACAAGCCAATGCCGCCCTCAACGCTTCTCTCGGCATAGATAGCACCAAAACCGAGATTGAATTCGTTAGAAAGCATATAAGAGCTAATATAAGAGCTATTAAGGAATTATGTCCATACACACATTCTATTATTGACATAGATGATAATCATAAGACAACAAATTAGTTATGAGTAAAAAGAAAAACAACAAAGAAAAATTAGTGGTAATATACCCGAGTTAAGATATGAATTGGAATAGTAAAGAAAAAGAGTACACAAAGTTAGTCAAGATAGAAACCATAGCAACTGCTGAACATTGTAAGCATTTAAAAAACGAGGGTTACTCTGTTGCAGACATTGCAGATAAGTTAAATTTAAGTAAGGCTAGGATTTATGAATACCTGAAGTACAAGGAGGTTGATTAAAAAAAAACTAAAAAAGTTTGCTTGTATGTAAAAAAGTTTACTTATCTTTGCTGTGTTAAACAATTAAACTAAAACATTATGACAAGCAAATTTCATTACAAACTATTTACTGATGTAACTTTTGAGGGCATCGACCACAGAGATTATCCCGATTACTGCGATGCTTTCATTGCAAGTGCAGAGTATGATGGTAGAGATTTATCTGATGAGGAGTTAGATGAATTAAACGAAGACACCGATTTATTATACGAACTATTAACTGATAATTTATACTAAGACAATGGCTAAACGAATGACAGATACGGATAAGTGGAAGAAACGCTTTCTGAGAGAACTAAAACCTCAACACAAGCTACTATGGTTCTACATATTAGATGACTGCAATCACGCAGGAATATGGGATGTAGATATTGAGGTGGCATCAATTAGAGTAGGCGAAGAACTAATATACGATATGTTGCCACAGGCATTTCTTGACAAGATAGTTATCTTTGACAATGGCGACAAGTGGTTTATTCCTGAATTTATTGACTTTCAATATGGCGAATTGAATCCAAACTCTAATGTGCATAAATCAGTAATTGCACTTCTTGAGAAATATAATCTTGAAGGGTACATGAAGGGTTCACAAGGGGTACAAAGTACCCTTAATAATAAAGATAAGGATAAAGATATAGTTAAAGTTAAAGCTAAGGTTAAGAGGTTTGCAAAACCAACAATCGAAGAAGTGATTGACTACTGCAATGAAAGGCAAAATGATGTAGATGCTGAGAAATTCTACGACTACTATTCTTCTAACGGTTGGAAAGTAGGTAAGAATGCAATGAAAGATTGGAAGGCATCTGTAAGAACTTGGGAAAAGAATACTACCCAACAACAAAAAGTATCACAACCTAAACAAGTATTAACCGCTTGGGAACAAGCTAGAACACAAATCAACAATGGCTAATTACACAGAAGAATTTTGGAACGAATACAATAAGAATAGAAGTAGAGCTAGTGAGTATACTAAAAATTTTCTTAAAGATATGAATAACAACGGAACTTTAAGGTCAAGAAAAATCAATGAGTATAATATGCACTATATGATTACAGGATTTGTCTGCCACGATAAGGCTGATATGAGAAGAATGCAAACACGAAATAATATAGTATTATAATGGATAAGACTAAACAAATATGGTATAGATTTGCCAACGATAGAGAATCTCTTAACATAGATTGTGTAGATGCCCTAAGCAAGTGTTATCTGATGCTAGGTCAGAAACCTGATACAGAGCAAATTGTGATGATGTCGAAACTGCTAGTAGATGACCTGTCGAGGTTCTACCCGTCAATGGAGATGGCTGAGGTAATGTTTGCATTTGAGCAGGGTATAAGGCATTCGGATAATGGAGGCTTTGTAAATGTGCGTAATTGGAATATATGGCTCAAGGAGTACAAAGCTAAGGCAAACCTTAAAAGACAACAACTGCAACTAACCGACTATCAGAAAGATAGGGATAGTCAGAAAATGATGGGCGACACCATCAGTAAAGCAAAAAGATTAAAATAATTTTGGTATTCCAAAAAAAAGTTATATCTTTGCAGAGTATTAATCAAACAAAAACAAAACTATATGAATTACAAACAACTACTTATCGACACCTTATCGGTGCAATCTTATTCAGGGCAAGAAGATTTAATGATTGCCTACATACAACAATTTGTCAAGGACAATGTTCCTCAAGCTACTATCGAGGTCAAGGACAACAACATCTATGTTACCAAAGGTACTGCTGAATACTATCCTTGCATTGTATCTCACACAGATACAGTACACAATATACATCAAGACTTCGGTGTTTACGAAAGAGATGGTGTATTGTTTGCATTTAGCAACGATGTAGAAACGCAGGTAGGTATAGGTGGCGATGACAAGGTAGGTGTATGGATTGGCTTACAGATGCTATTGGACAAAGATGTTGTCAAGTGTGCTTTCTTTCACAGCGAGGAGATAGGTTGCGTAGGTAGTTCTGCTGCCGATATGGACTTCTTCAAAGATGTAGGCTACTGCTTTCAATCAGACAGACGTGGCAACAAAGACTTCGTAAACAACATATACGATGTTCAGTTGTTCAGCGAGGAGTTCTCACAGAAGATTTCATCTACACTTCACAAGCACGGCTATGCAGAAACATCAGGTGCATTGACGGATGTATATCAGCTCAAGCTCAACGGCTTAGATGTATGTGTAGCTAATATGTCTAGCGGCTACTATGCACCACACTCAGACAAAGAGGTTGTAGATGTTGCAGACGCTACTAACTGCTGTGATATGATTTCATCACTTATAGATTTATTAGGTTGCAATCTATATGTTCAGAAATCTGAAGCTCCATCTTGGGACGAGTGGTCTGATTGGAAGCCTAGAAAGAAAAATAAAGGTAAGTTATCAAACAGAGTTACATACAAAGAAACGTACGACAACTTAGGATATGCTTATGTAAATGGAAATCTAGTAGGCAACAAGTCTTACAATGATTGGGATATGCACGAGCAATACGAATACGAAGATGACAATATGCTTACCAATGTCGGTAAGTGCCAATGGTGTGACAGCAAGGTCTATGTGTCTGATGCGATAGGAGATGACTGCAAGTATTGCATAGGTTGTGATATGATAGTAGATGATAGTCAAGTAGTAAACATATAGGACTATGGAAACAATATTGATAACACTATTGCTTATTTCTATTTTATATCTTATATTCGCACTCAATGATTTGCGAAACGATATTAGTGATGTTGAGTTTAGAATGGATATTCTTAAAAAGACTTGTGCAGATTACGAGAAAAGAATTAAAGAAATAGAATATGGCAGACAAGCCGAAGCTGACAGAAGAGCGAGTGCAGATAGCTATCGTAGAATATGTAAAGATGCAATATCCAAATGCACTACTTACTGCAACAATGGGTGGTCAGTTTCAAAGACACTACTCACAAAGGCTAAAGGCAAAGCGCACAGGATATTTGAGAGGAGTATCAGACCTGCTTATATTCGAGCCAAACGAGAAGTACAACGGCTTGTTTATAGAGCTAAAAAAAGACAAGAAGTCTTATCCCTCAAAGGAGCAGAAGTTATTCATTCAGAACGCTTTAGATAGAGGCTACTACGCTATCTGTTGCAAAGGCTTTGACCACACAAAAGATACGATAGATAAATACTTTAACAATGAAATCTAAATACTACTACGAATACACAAGGAATATGGATACCACGAACAAAAGTGAATTAGAGAGAATAAACAATAAGCTGTTCAATGAAACTGCTAAGGAGAGAAACATACCAAGCTATTACATTGGCTCTGTGTATGGATATGAAGCACGTAAGGTAGTCGAGGATTGGAATTTATCGTACAATGTTGGAACTGCCGTTACATATCTTCTTCGTGCAGGCAAGAAGGTAGAGCAGGGTATGGATAACAAGGCAAAGCATATCGAGGATATTAAAAAGACTATTAATCATCTCAAGTTTGAGATAGAAAGATTGGAGAATGAGCGTTAATATATACGACAGGAAAGACCGTAGAGGTGGTGGATATGCTAAGCGTAAGTTTACCCTAGAGGAGGCGGAGTGGATAAGGGAAGAGTATAGGGGTGGTGGTATTAGTCAGACCAAACTCGCTAAGAAGTACGGCGTATCTCAACCCATTATCAATATGATTATCAAAGGTAAAACATATAATAGTTAAATAAGTTTGCATAACTAAAAAAAAGTTTGTATCTTTGTAGTGAATTTAAAACTAAAAACATTATGAAATCAAACAGAAGCATCAAAGACTCTTACTACATAGAGCAAGACAACTACACGCTAGAGGTTTTCTACCACTACTACTCAGAGAGAGATACTAACTACGAAGAGTTAGAAATAGAAAAGGTTATACTCAACGGAGATACTGACGTAACAGACCTGTATTGGGATTACATTGACCTAGAAGATACAA